GAATCAGTACCTCCAGCTGCTGTACTTGCAATCACGCCAGTTGACGAGTCATAGGTAATGTTATTGCCTGCAACGAGTGCAGCACGAGCCAGAGGACGAACAAATGTAGCATCTACAGTTGCATTAATCTGACCAAGAACTGCCGCACTATCATGAGTATCTAAAACACCTAAAGAGGAATCAATCTGACCTTGTACTAAATTAGAATCATGTAAGGTATCAGCAGTTGTTAAAATTCTATTTGCATTATAGTATGGGGCTTTATTAAATACCCATTTATCACCAGTTGATGCATACTGTACAGTAGCATTAGCACCATTTACTGTAATACCAGCGCCATCTGCTTGAGAAGCATCTGCCGCAGAGTCTGCTAATACAATATTCTTATCAGAGATACTTACAGTAGTGGAATTAATTGTTGTTTGAACACCATCAACTTGTAAGTCACCAAGAATAACAACCTTACCTGTACTATCTCCGATAGCAGCAGGATCAATCGTAAAGACTGCTGGACCGCCAATGTATCCACCAACAGTTAGATTGCTGTCGATTGTTACGTTAGATGGTAAACCAATTGTTACTGAACCTGTAGAAGCACTGACTTCAATTTCATTCGTTGTACCAGATACATCAGAAACATAGTTACCAGTTGTATTCACACCCAAGGTAATAGTTGGTAATCTATCAGCGCTTAATGTACCTGTAGAAATATTAGAAGCATTGGTGTAATAACTTGAATCATTACCGCCAAGAGTTGCTGCATCTACACCAAGATTATCAACAAAAGATTTATTTACTGTGCTAGTAATTCTTGTGTTAGCAATTGTAGTAGCCGCCGCAGAGTCAATACCTACACCATCAAGTGTTACTCTTGCTTGCACATAAGCGGAATCTACTAAAGCAGTAACTGCTGCAGAATCAATACCACCGTCACCACCTGCACCAGTATTATCTGTGCCAGGAGCCCATTGTGAACCATTCCACTTCAGTACTTGTCCAGTAGAAGGAGAAGTTGTTGCTACGTTATTTAAATCACCAAGATCAGTTGCAGCAATCAGAGTGTTAACGGCAGTAGAATCTACGCCAGTATCTGTGCCTGTGATTGTTACAGTAGAACCTGCTGTTCCTACAGATACGCTACCTGCACCAGCAATTGTAACATCACCAGTTAAAGAGTTAACGGTGCTTACACCAGAAATAATTGAAGAAAGAGAAGCAAAGATAAACTTCCCAGAGTCTGAGTCATACTTCAAATATGCATTGGTGCTACTAAGGTCAGAGTCATTGATGTCCGTTAAGGTCGTCAATGTTGATATATTGGGTATACCAGAGAGTACTCTTTTAACTGTTATCCTTCTTGCCATGTTTATTCCTCTATTATGCTGAATCAGACAAAGTTACGCCAGGATTAATTTCTAGAATACCTTCTAGAATCCTTTCCACAACGTCATTCGCATTTTTTAGTTCAACATCATAAACATAGCGTCTTTTAGTAAGACTGATTGAAGAATCACCGCTCAATGTTAATTGGATTATTCCATTTGTAGGAGTTGGTGTTGAAATCTGAAAAGAATTTGAGGTTGTAGATCCGTAAGATGTTTTATACTTAGCAAAAACGGATAAATTAGTGAGGTCTTTAGCAGTCCTATCACTATCTACTACTTCAATTTCGAAAATTGTATCTGTACCTTGATCAACTGTAAGTACCGCATATTCAGCCATTTCTTCAGCAACTCTTTCTATATTAAGTGTATAACATTATTTATAATCTATAGACTTAGAGAGTTGCAGGATTAATTCCTTCAGCTCCTTCACTTCACTTTTTAATTCATTTAATTCATTCTGTTCTTTTACTCTAGCAACTTTTCTTGCCTTTGCTCTTTCCAGAGCAGTCTTATTCATGTTAACAATTGCACCGCTCTCATTGCGGTAGAGATCCTTATGTCCATCTACCTTTATCAAATTCTTCATATTAAGTACCTAATGCAATCGCTCTGATATCTCTGAGACGTGGAACCTTAGAAGAGTTACCGGATCTAAAGACAACCTTAATCTTAAAGGTATCGAACGGAGTCAGAGTTCCACTTTGACCACCGATCAAATACTCGTATTCTCTGAAGACCGCAGTATCATCATCAGAAGGATTATTACTTTCTTCTTCAATTAACACATAATTCAGCTCATTAATATCTGTATCATCACCTGCAGATACCAACTTATAGTACACATCAATGAAAGTATTTGATGGTCTGTTAGCACCAATCAGAATCTTCAGTCCTACAGCCGGTTCTTCTAAGTTAATATTCTTAGAGACATACTTGGCAATAGACGTACCATCAACAGGATCTGTCTCTGCAACATAGTTGATAGGAACATTTGTCAGTGTAGTATCTACTCCAGCAGAGTCGACTTGGTTATCAATGATATTATTGAATAAGCCAAGTTCAGCAGTCTGCATATCAATCACTGGAGAAAGATATTTGTTAGTAGTCGTAAGAGTTGCTGTAATGTTAGCAGATCTAGTCGATGCTCCTAACTCAGCGATTTCAATCTTTCTACCGGCAATTACACCTGGAGCTGTCAGAATAATAGGTTCATTACCATTGAACGGATGATTCGTAGCAGACGAGCTATAAGCTACGTTACTAGCATCACCTGCAGTACTTAACGAAACACCATTTCTAAAGTTTCCTGTCATTGATAGACTGACTTCAGGACGGATGAATGTTTCAATATTAGGAATAACTCTATCAAACATAATATTTTGAGTAACAGTGATATCATTGCTACCAGCTACCGTAGAAGCCGTAGCAGAAGAGTCTGCAGTAATAGTAAATCCATAACCATCTACATTTACCACAGTTCTATCACCCAGAATCGAGCTACCAGCAATACCACCAATATCATCGGAAGAATCAATACCTCCGATACTGATAACGTCACCTTTTACCAATCCGTGATTAGGATTTTTAAAGAACACTGTTGAAGATCCAGAGTCTACAAAAATTGGATTGTTTTCTAAGAGATCATCTTCCAGATCATCGTTTCTCAGATATGCAGTACCAGTCACACTAGTGTCAAAGGATGCAGCAAAAAGCTGGAACATCATGTCACGTTCTTGATCCGGAGTCCAAGTTCTAGAGTTCTGCGACATGAACAAGGACCCGAGAACTGGTTGACGACGGATACGTCTTTCAGTCGTGCCGATCTCAAAGTCTCCTGCCTTGGCTACATAAGCATTATAGTCATCAGACGAAGACAGCAGAACAAAGGCATATTCAGTTTCTGCCTGCAAGTATACGGGTTCCTCAAACACAAAGCTTGTAGGAGCGGCAACAATATCAGATAGACTTTCCAGATTCGATGGAATTGTAACATCATCTCTATTCACAGATGTTTCTGCAATAAAGTCTTCAGATGGAACACCAGCGATCATTGGACGAATCTGCATTCTAACTGGAATATCTGTAGCAGGACGTGTTCTGAAGAATACGTTGATCTTACTAACAAATCCACCCGTCTCCATAGGAAGCTGGAACGACTGTGCCAATGGATCGCGTCTTCTAGATCTTGCACGGCGTCTTCTTGGACGTGGACGTGGAATAAATCTAGTGCTAATCTCTCTGGTAACAACTCTACCGTTACCGCTATAACTACTGCTAGCATGTGACAGGGCAGCATCCTCATCATCAACGCTAATATCAATCAGCTTAAACTCTCTGTCACCGGTACGGAAGGTATTTGCCGGGATAAAGAACGAGCCAGTAATCTCACCCTTATCATCTGTTGTTAGAGTAGTTGCACTATTGGGGTGAGCAGTAGAATTTCTATTGACTGCACCTTGCAGCAATCTACGAGAATCTCTTCTTACAGCAGTTTCACTTCTAACAAAGTTTGTAACTGAAGTACCATCAAAGAAAGCAAAATGTCTACTGTTTGGTCTCAGACCTCTAGCCTTGAAGAAGACCAGTCTAGGACGAATGAAATCTGAAAGTTCAGTTCTTTCTCTTGTAGTAGTAATGGTTGTGCCATTCTGAGCAGTTCTTCTTGTAGTAGTTACGTTCCACTGCAAGTTGGTATTTGGCAGAGGTCTGATTCTTCTTTGATTTCTTCTGTTGCTAAGAACCAGTCTTCTCATAGCAGCAGCAACTCTTCTGCGAAGTCTTGGTGTTACTCTACGGCCCCGAGTTAAACGAGCCCGCAGAGCAGCTGCACCGAAGACGTTTCGTTGTTGAACCTGTGCAGTTATAATTCTACCCGCACGTACCTCATTGACTTCAGTAAAGAAGTCTACCGAAGGAGTAAGTTCGATACTACCTACATGAGTAATAATGTTGTATGGGTTGACGTTTTCTGTCTCAGACGCTACCAGTTGAGTAATTACTGCAGAATCTTGGTAGTTCAACATTACCAGTTCACCCGCAACTTTAATATTAGTAGATGCAGCAGAATCGGCAAAAAGGTTTACATTTTTAGTTGTAAATAATGGTTGAATTAAATCTTGTTCTTCATCAAATGATGCAAAGAATTCACCTGTCTCGGTATCGATAAAATCAATATTTTTAAAGTTGTCTGCAAAGAAACCATTTTTAAATCTATTGTTTCCATTTGCATCCAGAACTTCAATGTTTGCAGTTTGTGTTTCTAACAAGCTGAGTGTTGTTGTTTCTTCGATGCGGTCGATTCTATCTTCCAGATTGGCAATATCGGCCATAGTATAGCGTCTATTACCTACAGGTTCAAAAGTAACATCGTCTTCATTATCAGTATATGGTTCTAAATCGATGGCATAGATCTGCATTGCATCGTTTGGAACTGTAGGTGGAACTGGATTAAACGCCGAGGTACCCTCAATATACTTAATCTCATTATCAACGTTAACAACAACAATATCTCTTCTGGGCTGATAATAATCAACATCTAATTGAATAGTATCGGTATTAATAGGCAGTTCATTGACAATTGCCGTACCAGCAGAGTATTCTGCGTCATTGTCGCCTTTTCTTGGTCTAAAATCAAGAACATTACGTAGCTCAATGGTTTCGCCCAACTTATTAGTATACTTAGGAATGTCTTCTAAGTCCAGGTCGCTATAGGAAGCAGCAGCAAAAAATGCACCTGCACCATGAGCAAAATACTTATATCTGACAAAGATGTTATCAGTAGGAGTTCCAACGCCTGTGTTTAGAATCATTCTACCTTGCTGATAGAAATTGTCTCTTTGTCCATTATCAAGAGTAAACAATCCAGCAACATCTGTACCGTCAGAATCAACGGTTCTCACTCTCGATACAGAATAGATATCTGCTTTTGTGAGAGGCACAAACTTGATACCATTACCGTCCGAATCAATGGCTGCAGTGACTGTCGTTTCAGTTAAGGTTTTAGCACGGAAGTTACCAGTATTATTAGATCCACTAGGCGAAGTTTTGTTGACTAAAGCTAAAACTTCAATGTTCTGATTGATATATGTAGAGCCAAAATCTAATGTGGCAGAGTTCGTTCCCGAACCAGAGATTCCATTGGTTGGGGTGATAATACTACCATCAGAATCAAACGCTGCAATCCACTGACCCGTACTAGTAAATGTTTCACCTGGATTGGCAGATACATCCAGAGTAGCTTGTCCGTTTGTTCCGTCTGTGGTTGCAGTAAACCTTCTCTGTACGGTCAGGGAGATATCACTGATTGCTTTAGGCCGGATCTTGGAAAGCGGAAAGAAAAGATTATTCTCGTCGGCTTCTTTAAGAACAGCTACGCTGTTTTCTAGGATTAAATTACCATAGTTGGTAGAATCAACACCGATACTCTGAGTATCAGTGAACTTATTACTTCCAGTCATCGAAATATCAAACAGGTAGTACTTGTAGTCTGCGCCGTTTTCTTCTACCTGGCGAACTCTGGCTGTACCCAAAACAGATCCTCTGATTGAAGAGTCGCTGTACAGGTTAACTGGTTCCAATACATTAATGTTAGGGAACGCCTTGGCTGTTGTACCATCAATGTTTACATAATTACCAAAGTAAGCAGATACGACATCATTCTCTACCGTTTCAAAGTCTCTGGCTTTATTGACTGTGATAGGAAGAGTTGTATCTTGATTGAATCTGTATCCTTGAACATATGCGACACCAGGACCTACTTCCGCAACAATCGTGGTTGTTGATCCTGCCGAGTCTGCAGTATAATCCAAATCAAGGCTTTCTACGATATAGTTACCGGACTCTTCAAACGTACGAAGAGCAGTTTCCTCACCGATGATATTATAAGTGCTTCTATCAATCTCTTTCAGAAACTCACCGTTTACCAAGCGATTTAAGTAGACAAAGTTATCATCTGCTTGAAGATTATCGGCAGTTATCAGAGTTAATTGAATTCTGTATCTGTCAGCGCCTGGTGCAGTTTCGTTTGGAAGAACGTTTTGGTTATCATATAGTGCACTATTATCAGAGGCTGTAACAATATCTTCAGTGACTTTAAAGCCCACATCAACCGTAGGAGTGGCTGAGTACTTCGATACGAGGATTGTTTGTTGATTGCATTGTACAAAGTGCCCTAAGGCAAAAAAGCTACCGGTGGACACTGAGAGCGCCGTACCTGCGCCTACGGCAGGGTTCTCAGTAGTGTTAGTCTGTTGTACCTGTACCGCATCGTTACTAGCATTTCTGATTGTGGCATTGGGAGTAAACCTGACAGGAGCAGATGTTGGAACTTGTGTTCCACTATCAATATAAGTTATATAGAATGTCGCAGGCTCAGAAGCACTAACATAAGATTCAATTCTAATAATTCTTGCTTTGATGCCAGTGGTATCTTCAGTTAAAATATCTCCTACAGAGAAGTCTCCGACATTTGACGGAGTACCTTTTAACTTTACAAACTCAATAGTATCAAGAGATAATCCACCTGGAATTACAAGTGATCCATCCTTAAAGATATGGCTGCCAAATCTCTTAAGTTCTTCTTGAATAATCGTTTGAAGCTGTGTAAGTTCACGAGCTTGCAGAGCTTTACCACTATTGAATAAGACGCGATGATAATTATCGGAGTCTTTAAAATCATCCTTATAAGTGGTTGCAAACGTATTACTAGTAAATTCGGCCATGTTTATACCTTAAAGTTGGAATATTACTTTGACATCTTCAGTTTGTGCAGTGTCTCTAGTTACCGGACTCTTGTTTTCAATATAAATGAGTTCACCGCTAAATGGATTTGCTTCACCATCAGAATCTAATGCGTTCAGTGTACCAAAGACTCCAGCATCATCAGAGTCAGTTACTACTTCGCCAGAAGTAAACGGCTTAAATCCACTATTGGCGTTTTGATGGAAGAAAATAGTATTAGTAGAAGCATCAAACTTATCGACAAATGCGGCTGCGTTAGAAGTATTACCTCTAATTAAATCATCAGCAGCAAACGTTCCTGTCACGCTATTAAGTTTGAGCTTTCTAAGTACTAATCCAGTACCAGCAGTAAAGTCAGAGTCGTTATGTGTTTTAGGATTCTTAAGAATTCCAATTTGTCTAAAGTCTTGGCTGACTAAGAAGTCTCCGCCTTCTTCACCTGCAGGCTGAGAGTTCAGCATTAAGAATCTAGCGTTAATATCATCTCTAGGGTCAGCGCCGATGCCATTTAAAGAGATAACCGGTTCAATTGTAGCAGCACCGTTATTGGAATCCGTAATACTTACAGATGCATAATCGTATCCGGCACCAAGAGCAAGATTACCGTCTGTAGAATCCGCAATAATTGCTTTTACGATACTACCGCCAGATACAGTCAATGTTACTGCACCGCCAGATCCATTTCCAACTACTGTACCAGTAACACTAGATGGATAATCAGTACCACCACTAACAATTCTGTATCCTACGATAGATCCTTTTACAGCAGCATTCTGAACGTTAAGTTGTTCTGTTTCAATTAAGTTTCCAGCTGTAGTGATTTTTGTCACGGGAACAAAGTTTGCAGAAAGAAACTTATTGGTGTTTATGGCTGTCAGAGTAAACAGATACTTCCAAACATATCCATCAGAAGTTCTGGAAGGAATATTTCCTGTTCCAACAGTATCAGGATTGATAGTAGAAATCACCGGGTTACCAGAAGTGTCTTTACCTTGTTCCAGACAGATATAAACTCTTTGGGATTCCGTATAGACGTAATATGCTCCGAGAGAAGTCAAAGTTACAGCATCACTGAAAGCTTTGTAAATCGTACCAGAGGACCAGTTATATCTGGTTGCTACAAAGCTACCATCAGAGATTTTCTTAATTGACTGCATACTCGAGCGGAATTTTCTTTCCTCTTCCAGAGTGTTAACAGTTGTAGGTACGGTTTCAGTAGTATTCCACTGATCAGACTTACCAATCGCTAAGTAGTAATTGCCTCCTGAGTCATCTAGATTATCAATAATCCTATCGATGACGGTCTTTTTAAATGAGTTTGTAGCAATGGCTGTCATTTACTTAATCCATTAAGTTAAAAACGTGATTCTTGAGTCTGAGTCTCTGTCCAGATGCCACTCGGTACCGTCCCATACCAGATCGAAAGACATCTTGTTATTTATAGTCAATCCAGTAGATCCGATAGGGAAAGCTAACCCACCGGTACCTGCTGTAATAGAGAGACTGACATCAGAATCAGACTTATTAATAATTCTTTTGATCTCACCGTTGGAAGATCCATTGGCAAGAGTAAAGCTACTATTGATAGTAGGAGTACTTGCTAAGTTAAAAATATAAAGAGTACTGGAATCCATTGAGGCGGAACTATCAGTGATAGACTGAATACTACCTCCTGGCATGAAGGTATACAGCTCAGCAAAGTTGGCGTTGATCTTTACGCCAGCATCTCTTAAGGTATCACCGGTACCGTCGTTAGCTGTCGTACCTGTAGAAATAATTTGTCGAACCATATTTCCTACTCTATATTGAATTCTTTAATTTTATTTATCATACCTGTCAACTTCCTTTCCAAGTAGTGAAGATAGCGACATCACCTCGAGAAGTACTACTTTTAGGTGCACCAGAAGCAACTAATCTTGCATCTGGAGAAATAGTAACAGAAGATCCAAACCGCGCACCAGTAGATAAAGCAGG